TTCTACGTTTGCCAGGTCGCCGATGATTTTCTGGCCGATGATGTTTTTTCTTCCCGTGTCGCCCATCGCTTTCACCGCGTCGTCCACGATCTCCACGGCCACGCTGTCTTCCATGCCGTTTTTTTCTGCTGCTTCGTGCGCTGTCTGCTTTGCCTCCTCCAGCCGTTTAAGTTCGTTTTCAATGCGGATATTATCGCTGATATATGCAGGCAGCGTCCCCAGCGCAAACACCCCGGCAGGCACCAGGCTCCAGGCCCCGCCCAGGCCCGCCGATAGGTTTTTCGCCCCCGCCGCGATTTTTGCAAATAATCCAGTTTTCGCCGCAGTTCCTCCGGCTTCCGCTGCTCCCGCGCCTGCTGCGCCTCCGGCTGCTGCTCCACCCAGCTCGATCCCCTTAAATGCTTTGATCGTTTCGATCTGCATGAGGATGCTGGATAGCTTCCCGGCCACCGCTGCCAGCTTTGCCAGCAGCCACACGCCGAAGATGGCCTCAAACGCCCCTTTTACCGCGTCTTGATTGTCCACCATCCATTGCAGCGCATCCGTCAGCTTCACCAGGATGTCCCCGATCAGGGCCGTCAGCGGGTCGTCGCTCTCTTGCAGCTCATGGCCCACCTCGTTCAGGATGGCGATGCCTTCGCGCAGGATGTCCGCCACCTTTTTGAAGAACTCCTCCACGTTCGTGCGCAGGTTCTCCAGGGCCTTTTCCCGCTCCTCCGGGGTCTTCGCGTTCATAAAGTCGTTCAGGGCGTCCAGGCTGCCTTCCACGTTCACCAGCAGCTCGCCCGTGGCCGTTCCCAGGCCCGCCGCGAATTTCGCTTTCAGCGCATCCCATTTCTCCTCCACGGTGCTCACCTGCACGTGAAGGGCCGCCATAGAGGAAAGGGCGTCGCTTGTCATGCCAAACCCGCCGTTGTCGCCGTTGAATTTGTCCAGCAGGCCCTTGATGGTTCCCCAGTCGTTCAGTAAATCCATCACCTTCGTGGATTTCTTTTCGCCGAAGATTTCCTCGAAGATGGGGGTCATGTTTTCGCCGCGCTGACGCATTTTATACATTTCATCCATCACGGCCATCGCATAATCCCATTGATCCTCATAATTTACGTTGCTGATCCCCAGCATTTCCGTGATTTTGTCGCCTTTCCCGCCCAGCACCAGCTTGCTCACGGCGCTGTTCAGATCCTCGAAGGCGTTTCCGCTGGCGGCCACGGCGCGTGCGTATTGCTGGATCGTCTGCGTGTCGGTGTTCCAATATCCCGCAATATCCTCCCACCCGTTCACCTTCGCCGCCGTTTCCGTCACCAAATCCCACATAGCGGAAACTGCGCTCTCGATGGTGTCGATCATGCCGAAAAACACGTTTTCAATGGCACCCGCCACGTTTTCGCCCGCGTCTCCCAGCATACCCAGCGCATCCGCCGCGCTCTTTGTGGCTGTTACCGTGGCCGCCGCGCCGTCCGCCGCCTCCCGGAAACTGTCCCCGTTTTCCTTCACTGCTTGGCTGGTCTCCGTCAGGCTGTTCTTCATGTTGGCCAGGGAAGTGCGTGCATCGTTCAGCTTCTGCTCCCACTTGGCCACCACTTCTTCATTGTCGCCGTAGTTTTCCTTTGCTTCTGCAAGCGCGGCCTGGAGGGTCTTTACCACCTTTTCCTGCTCTTTAATCTGCTTTTGCAGGCTCTTGGCGCGGGCTTCATTTTTCTGCTGTGCCGTGGCGTTCGCGCCCATTTCGGCGGTCTCCGCCTTCAGCTCGCTGCGCAGGGTCTTCAGGTTTCGCTGCGCTTCTTTCAGCGCCGCGCTGTATTCCTTCTCGCCCTCCAGCACGATCTTCCGTTTGATGTCCTGCGCCACCGTTCCCGTCCCCCTTTACTCCAGCACCCGCTTTTGCTTTTTCGCCCCGGCCAGTCTCGCATCATAGCGCAGCCGGATCATATACATATCCAGAATATAGCCGGGCAGCATCCCGGCGGCTTCGTCATGCCCGATCCCGGCGATGAGCGCATAGCCGTAATATTCCACGACCCGCATCCCTCGCCGGTTTATGCGTTTTTTTCATTCTGCTCCAGTTCTTCCATGTATTCGTCATGCACTTCGTCGTCCGCTTCGTTCCCGCCCACGGTCTCCGCGTGCATCGCTTCTTCCATCGTCGCGTTCATGGCCTTTGCGATTTCGTCCAGGTCTGCCAGGTTGCAGCCGTTGATTTCCTCCCCGGTCACGTCCTCCGGCTGCCCCGCCCGTTTCCTGCCACTGTTCGCCAGGATGCGGAACATGGCCTTCACCATGCTGATCTTCCGTTCCCTGCCCCGGAAGGCCCGCAGCGCGTCCTTCAGGTCGCCGTATTCCTTTTCGATCTGCTCCATAGCGTAGATGTCCATGCGCAGGTTGTATTCCTTCCCGCTGATCTTGATAGCTGCCATCGCTGATCCTTCCTTTCTGTCCTTCCTTCGTTTCTTGCACGTTCACGCCTTCGGCGGCCCGTGCTGTCTTGTTCCTTTGTCGTCATCCCGTTCCGCGTCACAAGCCCGCCGGGCTTGTTCCTTTGAACGTAAAAGCAAGGCGGAAGGGAAAACGCCCCCTCCGCCTTGCGTTTTTTAGGAAATGCCCGCCTTCGCCTTCAGCCACGCAACGGCCAGGGATTCGCTGGCCAGTTCCTTGTGGGCGTAGAAGTAGGTCTTCCCGCCGTCGGTCAGCTTCACGCCCATGCCGTCACCGCTCAGGTTCTCATGGCCCCAGGCCGTGTTTTCCTTCTTGGTTTCGGCGTTCACGCCGTCGCTGGCCATCTGCGTCTTGTACACCCAAAACGGCTCATACGTCACATCGCCCTTGAAGCGATTTTTGGTGATGTAGCCCACGCCGATGTAGGGCGCTTCGTCCCCGGTCACGATCAGGTCGCCGCTGTCCTCCACGTGGCCCAGCATATCCTTTTTGATGCTTTCGCAGTTGTTCACCAGCTCCAGCATCAGGCTCACGTCGTTGACCACGTTCTCGCCGTCGATCTGGTGATCGTCTGCGTATTCCTTTTGGTTGCTGCGGTTTTCCTTCAGCTCCGCCTTCGCCATGTAGTCCTGGAGCATCGTGCCCCCGGAATACGTGATGGCGTTGCCTTCGCCGCCGCTCTGATACTTCGCATAGGTCAGGCACTTGATACCCACCTTCGCCATTGTCTCTCACTCTCCTCACTTGTTGCTTTCTTCGATGATTCGATCATATTCCGCCTCCATTGCGCGGACGACGATCTCCTCGGTTTTCTTGGCTGTCTTCTTTGTCAGGAAGTGGTCTCCCGTTTTGTTTCGTGCCTTCCCGTGGCTCCGCGCCGTGTTTGGCCGCCGCCCGATGCCCCGGTCTATCACAAACGCTTTCATGGCGTTGCTTACGCCCCGGCTGTCGTCTCCCTGCGGATATACATCCACAGCACCGCCGCCCATCCATTCTCGGTATTGCCCGGCCCGCACGTTTTCCCTCATGCTCCCGGTTTTGCCGATGTGATGATATTCCTCGATGTTCCGCCGCGTTTCTTCCACACAGGCGTCCGCGCCCGCCATCACGATCCGCTTGACCGTTCCGCGCTCCAGGCCCTCCAGGTCGTCCGTCCTGATCTCGGTGCCGCTTACTTTCGCCACGGTTTACGCCTCCACAAACTCCGTCCACTCCATCGGCCCGTAGAATGTGGCCCGCCACACCCACGCGGGCTTTTTGATGTCCGGCAGCCATCTGCGCTCCGGCAGGCTGTACCCGGCGTCCAGCTCCTCCAGCTTGCTCTGGATTGCGTCAATCCATTTCGCGCTGTTCCCGGCCACGAAGAGGGTCACTTCCACCGTGAACGCCTGGTCGATCATCCGTCCGTCAGCCCATTCTCCGCCGTTTTGCCCTGTCAGCTCCACGACGCCGTAGCTGTTCGGCGCTTCGTTCTTCCATGCGTCCACCCGGAAGGGGATGCCCGTTTTGCTCAGTTCTTCGGCCAGCCGTTCAGTCAGGCTCACCGTCTCCGTCTTGATCCGGCTCATTGACATCCCCCCTTTGTGCGATGATCTCCAGCCCGCCGCCATCCGGCTCATAGGCTCTTATGATGTCGTATGGCTTGTCCTCATACTCCAGGCGGCTTTCTCCGTGGTAGTCCTCCGGCAGCGTCAGCTCGAACATGATCTCCGGCGTGTAGCCCGTATTCCTTGCCGTGTAGTATTCCGTCTGCCGCACGCTTTTCACCGTACACAGCGCCGGGCGCTTTTTTTCGTTCACGGCCTCATGCACGCCGTGGGCGCGGCTGGTTTCTGTGATAAAGAAGATCGTGCCTGCTTTACTCATTCCCCGCGCCGCCTTCCCAGGTTGCATAGCCCGTCGTGTTCATCATGGTGTCCATCATCTTGTCGAAGGCTTCCCGGTATTTCTCCGCATCCTTGATGCCGGGGAAATGCCCCTTCACGTAGCTCAGGATCGCCGTTTTCACCCATTCGTCGGTGATCGTACACGTCCAGGCGTCCACGATGGACAGGCCCGTTTTTTCCTCTATCGCCGTGGTGTAGGTGAACACGCCGTCAAACGTGATCCCCCTGGCCTTCAGCTCTCTGATGGCCGATCCGATCAGCCTGCACAGTTCCGGCCCGTAGTGCGCGTCCAGCGCCCTGCACGTGATCCTTGCTTCGTTCAGCATGATGTCCACCCCTTAAAATCCCGGCAGCGGTTTTTCTCCGCTGCCGGGATCGTTGTTAGCCTCCGGGTTCTTCTTCCTGCTGTGCGGCAGGCTTCGTCACCGTCAGCGTGTAGGTCTTGCTCGCTGCCCCATTGGCCACCTTCACCGTCACGGTGTTTTCGCCCTCTGCCCAGATCAGCGAATACTTGCCGTCACCGCCCGCGTTCACCGTATTGGCTCCCAGCTTCACTTCCACCGTCGCGTCTTCGTCTTCCGGCGTCGCCGTCAGTTTATTGGTCGCGTCCGTGGTCGTCGCGGTGTAGGCCGTCGTTCCTTTGGCAAAGGTCGGCGTCAGGGTTAAGCTGCCCAGCTTGAGCTCGGCCAGGTCAGCGATTAAGGGTTTATGCTCAACGCCACCAGGCCGTGATTTACCACCACATCGGCCCCCGCTTCAGCATCGCCCACGATGGTGTCCATGAGGGAAGTGATGGCGTAGTCCTCAGATACGCGGATTTCGTAGTCGCTGAACAGGTCAAGCTCGATGCTCTGAGGATCGCCGTAGAACATGGTCTTCTGAGCAGCCGCGCCTTTCGCGGTTCCGCTGCACGCGGTCAGGCCGCTGCAAATGCAGTAGCGCACCACGGTTCCGCCGTCTTTGATGGTGCCCATGTTGCTGTTTTCGCCGTCCGGCGTGATCTCATAGACGGCCTTCTTTTCGTTGGTTCCGCGCACGTCGCCGAAGGCTCTCAGGTCTGTCTTGTTCAGGAACAGCACAGCGCCGCCCACCACGTCTTCGTCGCCGCCGTAGGCCAGCACCAGATTGCGCAGGGTGAACTCGTCGATCTTGCCCTTGTTGTTCGCGTCCAGGGTGGCGGCCAGGGTGTCCACCAGGGTGGAGGCTTTCATGGCGTCCACGATCTTAGAAACTGCCTTTTTCCGCAGACTCTTGAAGGCCAGGGCCTGCACTTTCGCCTGATACTGGAGCGGGCTCTGCTTCTTTGCCTGCTTGCTGATCTGCGCCTGGCACCCGAAACTGCCCGGCGTGATGGTGACATAGCCGAAGGTCGGCTCTTTTGTGGCCACGGCGCTGCCTTCGGTCTGGTTTCCAGCTTCAGCAGCCTCCGCCGCTACATAGGCCACCTTATGAGCACTCATGCCCTCGCAGTTTTCCACGTACACCAGGTCCAGGATGGAGCTGATCCCGCGTCCGGGCAAATCTCTGATGCCGGAAACTTGGGTGGGCGTTGCCAGCGTCCCGCTGCTCACCAGCACGGCGCGTACTTCTTCGGCCCTGACTGTATCGTGCCTGGTTTCCGCAAACTGACTGGCCCGCGCTTCAGCGTCGCTCTGGCCATTCTGCTGGCCCTGGGCGCTCATGCTTTCGATGGTGCGCACGCCAGTGCCGCCCTGGGCCACCTGCTGCCTGCGCAGCGTGTCAAGGGCCGCAGCCTTGCGCCGCTTTTCCAGTTCCGCGTTGATGGCTGCCCGTTCCTGGGCCAGGTTCTCCAGCTCCTCCGTGGTGCGTTCGCCGGGGTTCTCGCCGATGCCGCGCAGCTCCTCCAGCCGGGCAGTCAACTGCTCATTGGTGTGGTTCGTGAAGTCGTACATTTTTCCTTACCTCCTCAATATTTGGAGCGCCGCTTCCCTGCGCTCCGCTTCTTGTGCTTTGGCCCTCTCCTCTTTCAGCCGCTCCCTTGCGCTCTCCAGCGAAGCGACCAGGCTATCCAGCCTCCCGCTTTCGTCTGCGGCTTCCAGGTCGGTGCCTTCGTATGCCGGGAACGCCACCGCGCTCACCTCGTAAATCCGGGAAATGTGCCGGATGTGGCGCAGCGGCTTGTCTGTGTCCAGATCGTCCCAGCTATCCTTATCGACGCGAAACATGAAGCTCATGCCGGATATGTCGCCCCGTCCCGCTGCCGAATAAAGCGCCCTTGCCGTGTTGTTGTTCTCGATGTCCATGTCCGCCCGCATCCCCAGTCCTTCGGCGTCCTTTGTGAGCTGCATGGTGCTGTTGTTGTTGTTGTTCCGGCTCCTGGCCAGCGGGATCATGCTGGTATCATGCCCCACCAGGAAGCGCACATCCTTCATGTCGGTCTTGTCGTCGATGGCCTCCGGGTCGATGGTCTCCCGGATCACTCCCGCCCATGTTTCAATCTCCGTCACCTGATTAAACACAATCGGGTGGCCCACGATCACCGCGCCGTGCTGTTCGTCATTCTCCGCCCGCACTTCGCACAGATAGCTCCGGCGCTCCGGCGTTCCGGCCAGTTGCGCGTGCTTTTTACTCATCCTGATCCTCTCCGTCCTTTTTCTTTTTATCGTCTTTTTTCTTGCCATCGTCCGGGCGGCCTTCGTCTGCCATGTAATACTCGCCCCGGATCGGCGCGTGCTGCCCCTTACCGTCCGGCAGTGGAGGATAGTTGAACAGTTCGCGGATTTCATCAATCAGGATCGCCCCGCGATCTCCCAGCTCTTTGGAGACGTTCACCTTTTCGCCCACGCTCATATATTGCAGGCGGTTGCTTGCAAAAAATATCCTGTTGCCCTGGTGTGTTTCCCGCGTGGTGTAGGTCATGCGGGTCAGCGCGTCGCTCAGTTTGATGGCGAATGGCTCCGTTTCGCCATCATAAAAGGCGTTCAGCTTTGTGCTGTCCGCCGTGTTTTGCAGGATGTCCATATTCGTCCCGAAGTAGGCGAACACGTTATCCTGGATCATCTTCATCTGGTTCGCGTCCACGGGCAGCTTTCCTGGTTCCACCTGCTTTACGTTCTTCAGGTTCCCGTTGAACAGCAGCAGGCCCCTGCCTCCGTTTGTACCGAAGTTCAAACGGTCAAACCGTTCCCGTTCTTTCCGCACGTCTTCGTCAAACATTTTTTGCGCCAGCTCCGCCATGAACTGATAGCCGCTGGCGTTTTTGATCCCCTCGATGATCCCCTGCATGGTCATGCTGTCCATTTCCATTGTCTCATTCAGGGGCGTGTTCGGCTCTCCGAAAAAGTCGCTTTGCAGTTGGTGGCGCTTCACCACGGCGATCTTGTTTATCTCCATCGCCATGTTCTTCCCGTTCGCAAACTGGAAGGCCAGGTATGCCGTCCCGTCTTTTTCCCGCACCTCCGTGTTTGTCGGAAACAGTGGCCAATACCCGCGCAGATCGCCCAGGTCGTCCAGGATCGGGGCGATGAATAAATTATTTTGCGTCTGGTAGATGTTGCTGCATCGCTCGATGAAGGATGGCCATGTTTCAAACTCATTAGGCCCGTTCAGCAGCTCCGTCCGCAGCTTCGCGTGCGCCGATCCCTGCATGATAAACTTTAGCTTCATGGCGTGGCGGGCGTGCGCGTCCACGGATTCGCGCACCAGCAGACTCTCATAGATTTTCCCGCCCCAGCTCCGAAAAACGGGGGAATAGGCGCTGAATATTTCAAACTGCGTTGCGCTGTTCACTTTCCCGCTCCCGCTTTTCAGCAGCCCCTTGAAATAGTCAATCAGTCCCATTTTCCCCCGCCTCTTTCGTCTTTTCCCGCTCATTCCTGAGCAGGTTTTCCAGTTCGTTGTAATAGTTCCGCCGCATACACATGGCGTCCAGCAGCGCGGCCATCCCGTCAATATGCACCGTTGCGTCTTCCTTGATCTTCACAAGCTGCCGCCTCTTGCTGATCGTGTCCAGCTTCAGGGCGCTGTCAGCCATGTGAATTTTCATCAATCCGTTTTGATTCGCGCTTTGCAGCTTCCTGTCCCGGATCATGCCCTCCACGTCCACGATCACGCCCGTCAGGTTCGGGCCCTGCGTTACGGATTCCATTTCATGCCCGTCCGCCTCCAGGTCTTGCACCAGGTAGCCCGCCGTGTATCTGTCGTAGCCGTTCTTTAGCGGGATGATTTCATACTCCCGCTCCAGGCGTTCGTACCATTTTTCGCAGTCGTGATAGTCCACCTGGTTCTCCCCGCTCTCGATCAGATACCCCTGCTCGATGTATTTTCTGTATGGTATCTGGTCGCGGTCTGCCGCTTTGTCCACCACGTTTTTCGGCATATAGAACTGGGCGAAAAAATAAACCACGCCGCCGCGCTCGATCAGCACCACGGAGGCCGTCAGGTCGGTGGTGATGCTCAGGTCGATCCCGGTCAGCGCGTAGCAGTGCCGGAAGTCCTCCAGCGTGTAGGCGTTTTCCCCGAAGCAGCCGTTTACCTCCGCCGCCGTCAGCCAGCTCACGGTGGGGTTTTGTTTTATGTTGGCATACTTCGTCAGGAACTCCGTTTTTTTGCTCAGGCTGCCTTCCGCAATGTCGATCTCGCTTTTGATAAACTCCTCGGAAACAGAAACGCCCAGCCCCGGCAGGCTCTTGCGCAGTTCGTCCAGATCGTTCCATTTTTCCAGATCGTCGATCATGTAGAAGATCGGGAGGATGTGCTGTTCCCGGCTGTTCCCATTCAGGAAGGCCGTGCCGCGTGCGAACAGTTCGTCATAAATGCCCTCTGAGATATACCCGCCTGAGCTGATCGCCATGCCCAGCGGTTCCTCGCGTGCGCCCGTGCCGCTCATCATCACTTCCCAAACGGCCAGCCCCTTCTTTGCCGCCCAGGATGATGCTTCATCCCCCAGGAAGGCCATAGGGTTCAGGCCGTCCAGGGTCTTGTCTGAAAAAGGCAGGCGCTTGATAAGCGTATTCGTTTCTTCGATCACCAGGCCGCGCTTTGTGCTGCGGATGCGCTTGCCCAGCACGGGCTCATGGTTGCAGTTGAACTCAAACGCCGAATAGCTCAGGTCTGCCTGATCCACTTTTGTGGCCAGAAAGTATATTTCACTGCCAAACTCTCCGGCAGCGAAGGCAATATATTGCATGATCCCGGCAGCAATCAGGCTTTTCCCCATTTTCCGCCCGATGTACCAGGCCACCTCCCGGAACTGTCTGCGCCCCTGCGCGTCCACCACGCCGAAGATCAGGCTAATGGATGCCCGCTGCCATAGCTCCAATTTGATCCGGCCAGGGGCCAGCTTTCCCTTGAAGTGATGGCAGAAACGCTCAATAAATGCGACGGCGTTCCATGCCTTCACGGGATTGAAAAACCACCGCTTTTCTGTCAGGCCCTCCATGATCACCTCATACAGCAGCTTGATCCACTTTCCCGCGTTGATTTCCCCGGCGTTGATTGCCCGCCAGTATTCCAGGATAGCGTTTTCATCCTGCACAGCTTCGCCGCCTTCCTTACGCTCGCAGCCGGAACTGTGTCAGATCGTCCTCCTCCGTTTTCTCCGGCTTTTCTCCTCTGGTGTCGATGATGTTGGCCATGTTTTGCAGCGTCCTGTTTGCGCAGTCCACGTGCTTCGGGATTTCCGCAATCAACGGATGGGCCGTCAGGTTTTCCCGGCCCTTCACGTATTCCTTCATCACGGTCAGACCGTCCGCTTTGAGCTGCGCCCGCATCTGCGCGATCAGCCGCGCCTCCTCCACGTATGTCCTGGCCGCCTGGATGAAGTCTTCCTCCTGGGCCACCTTGTATTTTTCGCCCAGGGCCAGCAGCTTCTTCACGGTTGTCGCCGCCATGTTTTCCACCTCCGCGTGGTATGAAAAAATCCGGCTGATCTTATGCGATCCCCGGATAACTCTGTATAAAAATACGCCCTGTTTTTGCCCTGTTTCCGCCCCGGCTGCCCTTCCTCCAGGATTCCAAAAACCCCGCGCCCGCGCCCGCGGGAGATTTTCTTAACTACCCCCCGGAGCTGACGCCCCCCGCGCCCCAGCCGCGCCCAGGGGGGGAGGGTCACAACGTCACGCGCCCGTCTTCGTCCACGCTCCAGCGCGTCTCCCGCGTCTTCCTGTGCTCCGCCTTGTGGCATTTATCGCACAGCGCCTCCAGGTTGTCCCAGTTCAGCGTCACCATCGGATCGTTGATGTTCTCCGGGCTCAGTCTGATTTTATGATGCACCTGCTCCGACGGGCTGATCTCCCGTTTCTTCAGGCACCTCTCGCATAGCGGATGCGCGTCACGGTACGCCCTGGCGCAGTCGATCCACACCCCGGACACATAGAACTCCGCCTGCTGTTCCCGCCATGCCTCCCGCTCTCTTTTCGTCATACGCACCACCGCTCCCGCCTCTGCCCCTGCCGTTTCCGGCGTGTGGTGCTGCCCGCCGGATGGAAGGAAGGCACCACCCGGCTCCCCATGTTTTCCGCAATAAAACAGCAGGGCCATGCCTGCCCTGCCGCTCATAGGAGGAACGCTTCTGTCTGTTCGCGCCCACATACATTATAACACAAAAATTACTGACACGTACTGCCATCTTTTCTCTGTTCTTCTTTGCCCTTAAACCGTTGCAAAACCTTGCTTTCCGCCCGCTCCAGGATTCGGAACACCTGGCGCTCCGAATAGCCCATCACGTCCATAATCACGCCGATCCGCTTATTCTGCATATAGCGCAGCGTCATGGCCGTGCGCTGTGTTCCGTCCCGCAGCCGCCGGATGTACGGTTCCAGGGCCCGCCGCTCCCCTTGCAGCTCACCCGCCACCGCTTCATGCTGTTCCTTCAGCAGCGCCAGCCTTATCACGTCCTCCTCCATCCGCTGCCCGCTGCCGCCGCCTTTGGGCATATCGCTGATCGTGGGCGTGATCCTGGTGCATTTTGCCATCTGCTTTTCCACGGCCCAGCGCAGCCTTTCTTCCTGCCGCGCCAGATCGCGGATTCTCCCGAAGTCGATCATGTTTTCACCTTCTCCCGCTTCCGCATGACGCAGCGGATATATACGCCGTCCGTAAGATCGCTGCCGTGTACGCTGCATTTTACGAACGCATATCCCGGATAGGCCCTTTCCAGGATGGGCCGCGCTTCGTTCAGCATATCCCCGGCCACCTTCCTCACCTTGCCGTTGCTCACCTTCGTGTCGCTGGTGCGCACTTTGGGCTGTTTCAGGTTCCGGCTTGCAAACCACCGCTTTTTATATTTTTCTTTCCCGTTCCTGCTTTGCTTCACGATGTACCGGGCCACCGCCTCCAGGCCGTTTTCGTCCGGGCGCAGCCTGTCCGCGTTTGCGTAGCCTTTGGCCCATAGCTGCTCCAGCGTTTCCCTGTCTATTCCGCCGTTCATCACAATATGCACGTGGATGCGCTCCCGCGTGCCGTCCGCCCCGCCTTCGATGGCCCCGGCATACATGAGCTCCGGCAGGCCCAGCTTCTCCCTGCGCCGCTTCACCCTGTCCAGGAAGTTCCGCACGTCCATCCGCGCCCGCTTATGATCCGGCGTTTCTCCCTTGTATGTCAGCGTCAGGTGGATGTCCTTGCTGGTGAAGTTCCCGTCCACCAGCATCACAAAATGCCTGTCGCTGCGCTCTGTGTTCAGCTTTTGCATCCTCTCCGGCGTGATGTTCTTCTTTTCCGCCCGCAGGCGTCCCCTCGCTTCCTTCCCGAACACGGGGTAAATCTCCGCTTCCAGCCTGGGCCCCGCTTTCGTTGTCTTTGTACGGTAGCCCATTTTCCCCACCCGGATGGCACTTGGGATGCTCCGCCAGTATTCACTCAGCAGATCGTCCGCCCCCCTGTCGATCACCTGGTCGAACAGGCCCTCAAACTCCCACGCCATTCCTGCCGTCCTCCGTTCGTTTCGTTCGTGTCCCGCCAGGGCCAAGGGGGCGCTGCCCCCTATGGCGTACCCCCGCTGGGGGGCAGCCCCCAGGCCCCCGCCCCGCTTCCCGGTGCGCGTGATGTTAATACTCCATACAAGCCTACAACGCGGCAGCCCATCCCCGCATCCGAAGCGCCCCGCCTCCGGGCCCCATATAATAGGAAAAACGTCTTCCAATCAGCAGGCCGGAAGAATTGAACTCCCGCGCACGCGCCAGCGCCCGCATGACGGCCCCCGGATGGGCCGTTTTACATTTCTTCGCACGTTCACGCCTTTGGCGGCCCGTGCTTCTTTCCTCTTGTTTGTTGCCCCGTTCCGCGTCGCCGCCCTTTCACCGGGAAGGGCGGCTCCTCCGCTTTCTGAACTTGTCCGCCTCCGGGCAGGTGGCGAAGTGGCTCACATAGGCCAGCTTCAGCTTCACCCTTTCATCGTCGAAGTTCTCCGGCACCCGCTCCCCCTGGATCGTTTCGCCCGAAGGCAGCAGGAAGGTGTCCTTCTTCAGCGTGTCCGTGCGCACCCATACGGGCTCCGCGTTCACGGGCGTCTTTTTGTATAAGGCCGTTTCGATGAACATGATCTCCGCCCCGCAGGCGCGGCATTTCGTCGTCAGTGGATTTTTGAACACGTTTTCCCCTCCTCAGTCGGTATATACCATCACAAACCCGTACCCCGGAAAGATGCGCCACACGATCCTGTCTCCGTATTTTTGCACCGCCTCCCGGATGGCTTGGGCGTTCATGCAGTTCACTTGATCCGTCCGCTGCCTGTCCGGGTAAATCCGCAGCCATGCGATCTCTCCCCGCAGCACGTCCACAAGCTGCCGCAGCGTCATTCCTCGCTCGCTCATTCCGGCCACACCTGCTTCGCTGGTGCCCCGTTCTTTAGCTGCCAGGCCCGCGCCTTCCACCGCTTCGCAAAGGCCACCGCCTCCGCCTTCGCGTTGAAGATCAGCGCGTCCTCGATTTTCGGATGGTAGCAGTTTGTTTGTTCCGCCGTGCCCCTGCGCTCGATCTTGTATAACCAGCGGTTATTTTCCGCCCCGTTCTCGATGATGTATTGCCTCGGCATTTGCGTTCCTCCCTTTCGTGTTACTTCACACGGCCTGCGACGGCTTCGCCGCTTGCCCGTGTTCCTTCCTTCTTCGTTGCTTGTGTGCCCTCCGGCGGCCCTCCGGCCCGCCTTTGGCGCGTATTGGCCCGCCCTTCCGGGCGGGCGATTGTCTGATTATCCGATTACGCAAGCCGCCGCCGCGCCGTGGCCGTGGCCCGCAGTGCTGTAGCGCAGGGAGCCGTCCGGGTACACGCTGCGCACGTCGTACGCGAAGCCGGGGTTCGGGGAGCGCAACCACCAGTAGCGGGCGTCACCGTCGCAGTCCACCTTCCGGCGGCTTTCGTCGCCCGTGAAGTACGGATAGGCCGCGCCTTCCTCCCGGATGTACTCGCTCGCAGGAAAGCCTGCTTCCGTACAGCTCAGCAGGAACAGCTTGTCGTGCGTCCTTTCTTCCTTCCCTGTTTCCCTGTCATAGGTCAGCTTGTCCACGGCGATCATGGCGGCTTGTTCCTCCGCCGTAAATCCGCCCAGGAAGTCCCCGTTCAGCCTCCGCCTGATTGCGCTGGTGGCCCACTTGTTGTCCCCATACGGTGCCCCCGGCTTTCTGGTATCAAATTGCCAAAAGCCCGGCAGCGCGTCCCGCATGAACAGCGTAAGCGTGGGCTGTTCCGGGTATTCCGGGTCTTTGTCCACGTTTTTCCCGATCACCGTCCAGGCGATCCTGCCCACCTCCGCGTGGCGGTTCACGATGATGTCGCCGATCTGGAAGATGCCCGCAAACCCGGCCTGGAGCAGCTTCGCCGCGTCCTCCAGCGCCAGGAAGAACACGCTGCGCTCCGCCTTGCCCTCCGTTTCCTTCCCGGCCAGCTCCTCCAATTCTCCCAGCCCTTCCCTGATCTCCACGATCTTCTCCAGCAGTTCCTTCTTCATGTTCGTTCCTCCTATTCTTACCGTGTCACTTTGCACGGGATTTTTAATATTGGCCGATCATCGGCATATAGGATTTCTTCAGCTTCCTCTTGCGTCGGTTGGTTTTGCTTCTTTTCTCGCTGCGGTATGGGCCGCCCGCAGTATTCGCACGCTCTCTTATCCGTCCATATCGGCGCCCCGCACCCCTGGCACGTCTCCGCCTCTTTCAGCACGGTTCACACCTCCACGATCTCGATGCCGCAGCAGGCCCGCATCTGCTTCTTTTTGTTGATGTAAACCCGGTTTTTCCGGGTGATCTCGCTTTTTGCGTCGTAAACGGTCACGCGGTTGTCCTGGTCGATGGCCAGGAAGTCCGCCACGTAGCGGATGCCGCCAGGCAGATCGAAGGCCGCCTGCCGCACCACTGTTTTCAGCTCTCCAGCCCACACCCGGTACATCAATGCCTCATAGACCGCCGCTTCGTGCTTGCTGTCAAACTTTTTCCCGTCGATCTCCGCCCGCTGATTCCCGTACTTTCGCCGCTTCGTTTCCCCATCTTGCGGCAGCGTGATCGAATGAGCTGCGGCGTGCTCCTCCCGGCTCATTGCGGCCACGTCCTGCCCCTTTGCCTGCCGCCTGGCCATAAATGCCCGGTATTCTTCCTCGCTCATGCGCATGGTCTTTCCCTCGTTTCCCGGAGGGCTTGTTCCTCCTTCCATGCCTGCCGCACCTTTTCCGGGTCTTTCTTCCATGCCTGGAACTCCGCCTCATGGGCCGGGTTTTGGAAATAGGCCCGTATATCCTCCAGCAGCGCGAAGGCCATCGGCTCCAGGTACGGCTCCCGGCTGCACATCGTCCCGATCACGGGCATGGTCTTACTCGCTGCCTTCATTTTTCTGCTCCTCCAGCATATCCAGGAAGGTGTATTGCTCCGTGGCGATGATAAACCCGTCGCTTTTTGGGTCTCTTACCATTTTCAGCCCGTTCGGGACGCCAGCGGCGATCTTGCCTTTCAGCGGCAGCCGCACGGCCACCTCGCACTTGAAGGAAGGCCGCCAGGCCGTCCCGTCGCCTTCGTCCACTTCCTCCGTCTCAATGTCCACCTTCGCCGTCACGGTGCCCTCATTGATCCCCATCCTGTGCATCCTGTTCAGCGCCAGGTTAAGGATGTAGTTGAATTTTTCCCGCAGGTCTTTGAAGGTTTCGCCCTCGATTTCCAATCTCTGAGGCTTCATATTCTCATTCCTTCCTTAGATGCTCATTTTCATTTGTCCGTCTGTCTGATCGCCGGGCGGGCCAGGCTGCCTTCCTGTCAGGCATACCCCCCCCCGCCCATTTTTCGGATGATGGCCCACTCCCGGTCTGATATTTCCCATTTCGTAGCGGCTGCCCGCTCTGCGGCTGCCCGCTCTGCGGCTGCCCGCTCTGCGGCTGCCCGCTCTGCGGCTGCCCGCTCTGCGGCTGCCCGCTCTGCGGCTGCCCGCTCTACGGCT